GGCCGCAAGGTTTGAACCAGACATTTCACCTTACCCTGTCCACGCCTCCGCCTAGCGTTAACGCGATGTGGCGGGCAACTCCACGGGGGAAAACAGCTGTAAATATCCTTTCAAAAGTAGGGCGCAACTGGAAGGTTTCGGCAGCTTCGGACCTGAAAAATCAGGTAGGGATGCCATCGAAGGTGATAAATAAAGACGGCAAATGGGTTACGGTTGTCCGTCCATGTTATTGGCGGGCTGACATCCTCATATCATCGCTTCAGACAGATTGTGATTTGGACAATTTGCTCAAAGGAATTCTTGACGCGCTCGGCGCTGCAGGGAAAACGCCGGACGATCGGTATCTGGTAGATCTGAGAATTCGGTTTCACGGCGGAAACGCCATTAAAATAGCAGTCAAACAGGAAGAATTGTCAAAATGGGCAACGATCAAACAAACTTCGAGATCACTGATGAAGAAACTGGGGAAGTCTTCCCAATCAACGCGGTCTCTCTTGTAAGCAACGTGCGCGACGTTCTGATGTCTCGCCGTCGCAATCAACAGGAAGCGCGCGTCTGGGGCGACCTGAGTGAGGAACAACAGCAGGATGAGATCACTGCCATTCAAATGCTGGCCAGCGATCTGGTTGGCAAAGTGGTTGAGGTTGTCGCCACTCGTGGCCTGACTTGCGCTCACGTCGAGGTCAATAAATTTGCGGTCGACGTCGAGAAAGGTGAGGTTGTTATCACGTCAAAAGGCTATGCCAGCGATGAAATGCTGGTGGATCTGGCTCACTCAAAGGGCAAAACTGCAAAGTTGACGATCGTTGATGTTCGTCAATTCAATGAAAAGTCCACGCTCATGGTCGCGGACAAGGATCAGGGCAATATGTTCCCGGATCAGGATGAACCTGATCCTGAGGCAACGGCAATATCTGATGCGCTCAAAAAGGCTCGGACAGAAAAAGACATTGCTGATGAGCAATTTAATGCTGAGGTGGCTGCCGAAATGGATGCGGATCTGGACGGGATGGATGAGCCTGATGATCTGCATGAACCTGAGGCTGAGAATGATGGAGATGTTTATATTGTTGAATACAGCTCTGGATGGGACTCGCGTGAGAGTGGTTACGGGCAAGGCCTTAACCCGTTCTTTGGTAGCGGTGGCACAGAGCAGCAATTTAACGACTGGGACGACGGCTGGCGCGCGTGTGACGGTATGTCAGGCATGATTGATGTCGACCCTGCGCTCGGTCTGCCTGTTGATGATACACCGGATGTTGAGCCTGAGGTTGAATCGGATCCGGTGCCTGAAGCTGATCCTGAACCTGAAGTCGAGCAGGTAGAGGATGCCGCGCCTGAAGTGTCGGATGAGCCTTATCTGGGCGGGTTAACGCCGCGTGCACATGGCCAGCAAGCGATGGTTAAGGGTGACGGTCCAGACGATAACCCGTTCGACGGCGGGACTGATGGCCACGCGTCTTGGGCTGTTGGTTATGAGGACGCAGCTGAGGAAATTGAGGGCCTGGTTGAAACTGGTCGCAAGGCCGGCGCTGCAAACGAACCCAAAAAGTCCTGCCCTTGGAAAAAGGGGACCGATGGCGAAAGGTTCTGGCTCAAAGGTTGGTCTGAGGGGATGCAAACTCAAGCCGGCGCTTGACCTCAAGATGATCCGCGGGCTATGACTTTCGGGTAGGGACCGTTTGTCTTGCCCAAGTCATTGCCCCTTCTGTTGGACCCCACGTTGTTTACTCAGCGTGGGGTTTTTCCTTGCGCGGCTTCAAATTACCACCTACAAGAAAGTGGAAAGCGAGGGCAGGATGGAAAAAGATGATGAGACAGTTCTTGGATTTTTTGCAGGTAGAGGCAATGACCTTTGGACCCCGGCTATTTTTTACAGTCATGGGCTTTCGTTTGAGATGGCTTCTCGTGCTTGCGAGAGGCTCCGCTTGCGCGGCCTCCTAAAGCGGTTTGATCTGTGCGGTAGGTTTGTCTACGGCATTACACCAAGGAAGGGTAAGACATGATGGACGCGATGGAATTTATGGAACCGCCTGCACTAAGCCCCGAAACACTTGAGGCGATGCGGAACGCGCAAGATATGGCAGACGCAATAGCCCTATCGTTTGCTCTACCTAACCTGCGCCGCCCCGTGGTTGTCGGCATCGACTTAGCGAAAGGTGACAGTTGGACTGCCGCCATGTCTGAAATGTGGTTGGTAGCCAAGGGGGGCAAGCAATGATGAACGCCATAGATCTGGCGGTCCAAAAAGGGGCCGATAACCGCAACGCGGTTTGGAATTTTTTTCGCGACAATCCGTGCCACACGCAGTCGGAATGCTCCAAGGTGTTGGGTATGTCGGCAAAAACCGTTGGGGCTCACTGCAAGGCTATTCGGGGCGGCTGGCGGCCAGCAGGATACATTGTTGAGCCTGAGCGCGTTATACAGCGCCTTGCATCGCCTGAGGCCTTCTTTGTGGCCACATCAAAGGTTAATCCTGAGGTGGATGGGCGCATGTGGTTTGCTCAAGGTATTCTTGATGGGATGTCATATCAGGACGCCATTGTGTTTGGTGAGTGTCAGGCGGCGCGCCATCCTATTTATGGATGCAGTCCTGTTTTGAGAGATAGCTGATATGAGCGGGTTTCTGCTTTGCCAGCGAGATAGGTTTGCGCACCACCTATTCTCAAGTCAAAAGTTTTGCCGTGGCTACGCTTGGGATTGGATGGTGGCTCAGGCTGCATTTAAGGCTCACACGATCGACATAAAAGGAAAGTCGGTACACATCGATCGAGGGCAGTTTACGGCGTCTGTCAGGTTCATGGCGACGGCTTGGGGGTGGCAAAAATCGTCAGTTTCGCGGTTTCTTACCCGTCTTGAAACCGAGTCGATGATCGGGACGGAAAGCGGGACAGGACAGATGGTTGTAACTATAAGAAATTACAGCATTTATCAGGATGGATCATCAGGGGGCGGGACAGACATCGGTACAGTAAGTGGGACAGGAGCGGGACAGGAGCGGGACAAAATAGAAACAAGGGTAAACAAAGGGAAAGAAAAGAAAGAGAGATTAAGCCCGTCCGAGTTGTCGCCTCTCTTTGGGGGGCAGGAAAAAAAACGGGCTCCAGCTAAGCCAAAACAGGCTTCAGTGCGGGATAGGCTGATCGAGGTCGCTTCACCTGAGGCTGTCGATAGCTATCTTCAATTCAGGACGGGGACCAAAGCAAAAGGCACAAGCGATCGAGCTGCTTCATTGCTTCTCAAGCAGATGGTCGCGATACGTGATCAAGGCGGGGATGTTGACGAAGCTCTTGATATAGCTCAACTTCAGGGTTGGCAGGGATTGAACGCTGACTGGTATTTCAAAATTAAAGGGCAAGACAATGGCAAACCAAATTCAAACAATAGCGCCGGCAACCGTCGAGGACTGGCAGGCTCAACAAGCGCAGATGAGATTGCAGATCGAGCAATTCGATACGCAAATGACCGCGAGGCGAAGCGCAGAGCTGATCGGGATGCTTGAAACTGCATCAGCCAAAATTGACCGGTTCGGGTGGGATCGCATGGCTGACGTTCTCAAGGATCAACTGACCTCGGACTGGTGCCGGGTTCTTGAGGTTTTCACTCTGGCTGATGTCAGCGCCGGCGTCGATGCTGTCTTCGATGATGCTGGCGGCAAGCTGCGATCGATCAATGAATTTCAGGTCAAGGCTCAGATCCTCATAGCTCATGGCAAAATCTGCGCCTTGCTGCCAAAACGCGGGGCTCAGGCGCATGTGCCAATCGTTCTCGATGATGCTGAGCGGGCTCGGCGCGCGGCTGTTGCTGATGAGCTTGGGATGGGTCTGAAGCGCATACCAAAGGGGGCAATCTGATGGATAATAATAAAATTCAAGATTTTGCGGACACAATAAATGCGCAGAACGCTTTGGCTGAGTTAAATCGGCGCGGGTTTGGTGTTGATGTTTCTGACGGTGTGGAAACTCACGTCGAGGTTTATTTCGAAGACGGCGTTGTCCACGTCACGGAACAATATGAAATTGTAGACGGCGCGACCAACGACAAGGAGGGCAGTTAGATGGAAACAAAAGCTGAAACAGTGCGGGCCGCTGACGCATGGTATCACGCAGATCAAGAACGGATTGCTCGCGAGGCTGGGATGAGCGTGCGTGACTACCGCAACAAGGCCGAAAGTGTCCGCGCACGCATTGCCCGCGATCCTGTTGGATATCGCAACGAATTCAAATCAGATAAGGGTTAAAATTGATTGGCTTCATCACTTCATTGGTCGCGCTGGCTGTCCTCGTCTGGTGGATCGTGCCTTGGCTGCAGCGCGGCGACATCGACAATATCGGCAAATGGTGACGTATTGACAGCCTGTGCGCCTGCGGAATAGCCTGACCCAGGTTAGAGACAACCTACCTTAGGTTAGAGTTTGAACCCTTATGGAGATTCTTGATGAAGAAAATTATGATGATTGCCGGAATTGTTGGCGCCCTTGCGATGAGTTCGATGGCGGCTATGGCTGCATCTGAGCCACTGGTTGAGATTGATGTGATGCTCGATGTTGGCGACGGTTTTGATGTAATGGCCGCGATGCCTGAATTCACACCATTGATCGACGTCCTGCCCGCTGATGCCCACATTGCCCGCAATGATGCCCGACAACGTGAAAGCCATGCAGCGCCGTCCGGTGCCTTTATGCTTGCGCAATCCAGCGTCCTGCCTGATGATGCCTTATCTGGCGGTGATGGTCGTTTCATTTGATCAGATAATTTCCTCCCTGGAAAACTCAGCCTCGCCAGTTAGTTCTGAGCGGGGCTTTTTTTATTGAGCACCACCTGTAGGGTCTTGTTTATATAGTCATGGACATTGTGCGCATCTAAAAACTCAGGTTATTGGGCACCACCTTTTTATGTCTTGATCTGCGCGGCGATGTCGCGTTATGGTGACGCACTGAGGATCGATAGGAACATCCGCACGTGAGGTATGTCTGGATGCAATTTCCAGCCTCAACCCACAACAGAAAAGGGCAAGACATGACCGATACAGCTTTCCAAAAAGAAATGGACGAAAACCGTCTAAATCGTCAAGTGCATGACTTCTTTGAGCGATGGGCGCCCAAGGATCCGCAAGAAGTTTCAGAGTTCCACATGGAGTTTAATAGCCTCACGCGTTCCATCTATGCGGACATGCAAAAGCCTGTAACCGCCTGCCTTGAAAACGTGTTGCGCGCCACCTCCATGCCGCCAATGTTCATCAAGCCAACGGGGGCATAGACATGACTGATTTTAATAAATGGTACGAAAAGACAAACCCAGATCTCGAACCATACCTTGTAAGCATATTCGAAGAATTGCGGATGGCTTACGAGGCAGGCGCGGCATCGACGGTCGGAACCCTGCGCGATGAGTTTGCGGGTAAGGCTTTGGCTGGTTTCTGCACCGACTATACGGGGCGCGCTGAACAGGCCGATTCTATTATTTATTTAGTCGTGCCTCACGTCTACCGCATAGCCGACGCAATGCTAGAGGCACGCAAACATGACTGAAATAAAAGAATTCATCGGTGATCTGATCGGACTCGCCTGCTTGATCCTCATGGTTTACGGGATGCTGTTTATCGGCACGGTGTGGGGTTGAAGGCGCGCTCGTGTAGCGTTTGCGATCGCGCTCTGAACCATAGGAACCTGTCAGGTATCTGCATAATTTGCATCAGGGCTCCTGCCAAGGTGAGGGACGGATGCAAACGCGTCGTCGCTGGCAAGTCGATCAATAACAAGGGGGCTGAGATTGATAATTTAGTCACAATGCCCCTGTTTCCTTGGGAGGTGTCGGCGTGAGCGATCTGTTTGAGGGGATGCCCTACGTTTACAAGAGGCGGGCCGCGCTGCCTGCCATTTGTTACAGGTGCATCACGCACAACACTGTTTATTCTACACCAAATACCTGCCCTGATTGCGTAAAGTATGTGAGTGACCTTCACGTCAAATGGGCAAGGCTGCGCAACCTGATCTGCGGTGGCGGGCCGGGTGTTCGCAAGCATCGGGCTGAGCTGATGCGGGTCAATCATGCAATTATGGCAATGCAGACTACAACGGAGGACAAATAGATGTTTTTAAGGCTCACGCAAAAACTAAACGGACCCGCGCAATTAAGAACAGTTTGGGTTCAATCTGCTCATATTGTGGCAATCTATCCAGACGATGCTGGCAACGGCTGTTACCTTGAGTTGGTATCAAGCTCTCATCCTGATGAAAAGTTTATTCAAGTTTTGGAGGATGCCGATCAGATCGCCCAGAGTATTGGACCTTGGCGTGGTTTTGCCCCCGTGCCAAGTCTTTTGAATACAGCACCAACGGAGGGCGAATAGATGGGGCATATGAGTGAGTTGACCACATGAGCGACTGGCCCTTCGGACTCCTGCGCGAACACTCGCATGGCGTGATATACGCAGATCCGTGCTGGCATTTTGAAGGCTATAACGCGGCTGGATCTGGCGTCCCTCAGCGCGCGGATGAACAGCATTACAGCACAATGACCGTCCAACAGCTGGCCACGCTGCCAGTGGGCCGCCTTGCTGCAAACGACTGTGCCCTGTTCATGTGGTCGACCAGTTCGCACACGCCTCAGGCGTTCTGGCTGGCTGATCAATGGGGCTTTAAGTTTGCATCTAAGGCGTTCACTTGGGCCAAGCTGAACAAGAACGCTGAATTGAACCATCAAAACTTGATCAATAAAGCTCTCGGATCTAATGCTGACTACTGGCATGATCTGGTTGATGAGGGTGTGTACGATCTTTCTTTAGGAGACGATCGCCATTGGTTCATGGGCATGGGTCATAGCAGTCGGCGAAATACTGAGGACTGTTGGTTGTTCACTAAGGGGCAACCTAAACGCATGGACAAAGGGGTGCGTGAGCTTATCGTCGCCCCAGTCCGGGAACATTCAAGGAAACCAGATGCAGCGTATGAGAGAATTGAGCGGCTTTTTCGGGGGCCTCATTGCGAATTGTTTGCCAGATCCAGTCGAGCCGGCTGGTCCAGTTGGGGAAACGAAACCGATAAATTTGAATAGCCTGTTCAGTGGCGCGACTGGGTTTGCGATGGAGCGCGATGGTTTGCTAAATGTCGACACTATATCGGATAACAAAATAAGCTGCATGATCTTTGGCCTTGAGTTGAACGGGATCAGGGTTTTAGGCGCCTGCGAAGAAAGTGGATGCGATTGTCTTGAGCAAGGATTCAAAGCTGCCCTGCCTGATGCGCGCGTTGTTGAAGTTGACATAAAGATCATAGCGGGGGATTAAATAATCTGCCCCAGTGAGCGGTGGGCACTTGCGAAAAACACTCACACCTGAGGGGCGAGGTTTTGATATCCTATCTCGCTGCCTCAGGAACAATTCAAACAGAGGGAAAAGACATGAAAAGTCTATATTTCGGCACTAAACAGATCATCGCTACGGCAATGACACGTCTTGCCTACAATCAATATCGCAAATGGGATCTGCCATCAGATGAGGACGGCACGGATGCTGGCTATCTGGTCGAGTATCTCGACGGTGGCGCCTCAAACGACGATCGTCATGACGGTTATATCTCGTGGTCGCCGGCTGATGTTTTTGATCGAGCTTATCGCGCAAGTGGATCTATGACGTTTGGCCACGCGATTGAAGCCATGCAGCTTGGCCACAAGGTTGCGCGCGCCGGTTGGAACGGCAAGGGGATGTGGATCGCCATCACGCCAGGATCATCGTTTGCGGCTAACTTTGCAAAGGCTGGCCACGCGGCGGTTCATCGCGCTGCTGAGCTGGATGGTGTGGACCCTGTGATCAATCTCCTTGCGCATATCGACATGCGGGCCGCTGATGGATCAATGGTTGTGGGCTGGCTTGCCTCTCAGACTGACATGCTGTCGAGCGATTGGGGGATCGTATGATGGGCTCAACTAAAGGTTTGGAAGCTACTCATAAGGTTGAGATTGATCACATCCTGCAGTTCTTTTCATATCTTCACCTTCCTGCGCACCTTCAGGAAGTCAGCGCGCCGTTTGCTGCACTTGCTGCCGCGATCGTTGATACAACACCTTGCAACCCTGAGAGGACGGTGGCGCTGCGCAAGCTGCTTGAATCCAAGGATGCTGCGGTGCGGGCGTTCGTCTGTAAGTGAGCAAGATCGTTGATCAGATCATAGAAGACCTCAACCGCTGCAAAACGGTGGTTGAGGTTAATGTGACAGCCAAACATTATGGCGATATGGTGAAGGCAATGGACATCGATCCCAAGCTAAGGGTTCGTGCTATTCATATTCGCAACCTGGCGACCTATATGCGTAGTGGTCTGATGAGGAAGAAATGATGTTTGACGGGCAGAAAAAGCAGACTGAGGGCAAGGGCAAGGATGGTCGGTTCCTACCTGAAAACAAGTTCTGGCGACATCCTAACAATGCTGGCCGGCCTCGTATCATCGCGAATGAGGATGATCTTCGTGAGGCGTGCTATTCATATTTTGACTGGGTAGACGATAACCCGCTCTATGAAATGAAGATTTTCGGCACTGGGCTCAAGACCATGCTGGAACACCCTCGCGCTATGACCCTGCGCGGTCTGACCTCACACATTGGCATAGGGCGGCGCACTTGGGATGATTACCGCGGCCGGGATGAATTCAAGGAAGTCTGCGCGATGGTCGAGGATGTGATGTTCGATCAGAAGTTTGCTGGTGCTGCAGCTGGATTGTTTAATGCTTCAATCATCGCGCGGGATCTGGGCTTGGCTGATAAGAGTGAAGTCGAGGGCAATTTGGTAATCGAAGTGGTGGACAGTTATGAAGATAACGATCCCGAATAACTGGTCTGCGCGCCATTACCAAAAGAACACATTTAACAATTTTGGATATGGCAAGCCCTATCAGAGGGCTGCTTGTGTTTGGCATCGGCGGGCTGGCAAGGACTCGATGGGGCTTAACCTGACTGCGCGTGAAATGTTTAAGCGCGTCGGGACCTATTGGCATTTGTTTCCTGAGCAGGCGCAAGCGCGCAAGGCGATCTGGAACGGTGTGGACAAGAAAGGCCGTCGCATTTTAGATCAAGTATTTCCAGGCTTTCGCAAGTCCATGCAGACGCGCAAGCCATCCGGTATTGTCCAGCGCGTGAGCGGTCAAGAAATGCTGATCGAGCTGGTAAACGGTTCAATTTGGCAGATGGCGGGCTCAGACAACTATGACAGCCTAGTAGGTTCAAACCCTGTTGGCGTGGTGTTCTCGGAATACTCGATCGCTAATCCACTGGCATGGGATTACATCCGGCCTATCCTGTTGGAAAATGGTGGATGGGGTCTGTTCATCTACACGCCGCGGGGCAGGACGCACGGATATAAGCTGTTTCAAATGGCTCTAAAGAATGACGCATGGATAGCTGAGAGACTGGCTTATCGTGACACTGGCGTCCTATCTGAAGCGGATATTCAATCTGAAAGGGATGCTGGAATGTCGGAAAACAAAATCTTGCAAGAGTATGGCTGTGACTTCGAGGCTGAAAATGATGATCAGTTGATCACTTCCAAGTCTGTGACCAACGGCCAGAATACTAAGGCTGTTTCGCATATGTCAGATCCTATGATCTTGGGTGTCGACGTTGCGCGCTTTGGTGACGACAAGTCTGTGATCTATCCTCGGCGCGGGCGTGACGCTCAGTCCATGCCTATCGAGGTCTATTCCAAGCTGGATACAATGCAGTTCGCTGCGCGCGTGGCTGAAGCGATCAAGAAATATAGGCCTGACGGTGTTTTCATTGACCTGGGCGGCATTGGCGCCGGTGTTGTCGATCGATTGATCCAGCTGAACCATGACGTGATTGGTGTGAATTTTGGCGGCACTGCAGATCGCTGGTCTCCGGGGATGTCACTGACTGCAAACAAGCGTTCTGAAATGTGGACAATGCTGCGTGACGCTCTGAAGTCTGGCCTTGCCATCCCTGATGATCAACGTCTGGAATTTGAGCTACTGGCGCCCAACTATACTTATGATCAAAATAACGCTATCTTGCTTGAAAAGAAGAAGGATATGAAGAAGCGAGGGCTACAATCGCCTGATATTGCGGACGCGCTGGCTTTGACCTACGCTTATCCTGTCGAAGCTCAGGCCTTGTACGATGAAGCTGAGGAACAAAGTGATGAAGAATATGACCCATTTGGATGGAGTAAATAAAAATGTGTAGCGCGCCTGACATCCCTGAAGCCAAGCAGTTTCAGCAGTCACAATCTCCCGTTTACCGCGATCGAGCGGAAACCCCGACACAAGGTCGACGGGGTACGATGCTCACTGGCGGGGCCGGTGTTCAATCATCTGCACCGACAATGAAAAAAACCATGTTGGGGGCTTAAATGTCTGACTCTGATCGCGAGTTGTTGTCTGCTCTGCGTCGTCGCCGTGTGGGGATGGATGCGGAATATGAACAATGGGAACCGCATTTTCGCGAATTGCGTGATGCTATTCAGCCGGCGCGCGGTCGGTTCAGCCTTGGCGAAAACCGTTTTTCTTCTACGATCAATAAAAGGATCATCGACTCGTCTGGGCGCAAGGGCCTGCGGACGTTAAAGTCTGGTCTCATGGCTGGTATGACGTCTCCATCACGTCCCTGGTTCAAGCTGGGGCTGCACAACGATTCAAACAAAGATGATCCTGATGTGAAGGCATATCTTCACGAAGTACAGAAACGGATGTATTCTGTTTTGCGCGGGTCAAACATCTATCGGACGCTGGACGCCTGCTATGGTGACTTGGGGATGTATGGGACATTTGGTGGTCTGATCGTTGGCAGTTTTGATAACGTGATCCACTCTCATTCTTTTCCTATGGGTCTTTACCGGATCGCAGAAAATGAGGATGGCGCTGTCGATGTCCTGCATTGGGATATTCGCATGACCGTGGCTCAGGTCGTGTCTAAGTTTGGCCTTAAAATGTGTTCTATCTCGGTCCAGAACCGATACAAAAACAACGATCTGCACTCATATGTTGACGTGATGGCTGCGGTCGAGGTGCGGCGTGAGCGTGATCCGATGTCACCTCTTGCCATCGATAAGCCTATCGGCGCGTTTTACTGGGAAAAGAACCGTCACGACGGATTTTTGCAGATCGGTGGTCACGGGACCAATGGCATTTTGGGGCCACGCTGGGAACGTGTTGAGGGCGAGTCTTGGGCCACGTCGAGTCCGGGCATGGATGCGCTCGGTGATTGCGTCCAGCTGCAGCAACAGCATAAAGACAAAGCAATAGCGATTCAGATGTCTTACAAGCCAGCCATGCAAGGGCCTGCAGGCTTCAAAAAACACTTCAGGAACGTGCCCGGTGGCGTCACTACGGTTGCCACAACCGACATGGCCAAGGGTGGTTTGCGCCCTACGCATGAAGTTCGTCCTGACATTCAGGGTCTTTTGATGGACATAAACGAGACGCGCGGTCGGATTGATGAATCGTTCTACGTCGACTTGTTTCGGATGGCTTCTCAGCAAGGGGTTGATGGCGTTAAAAACGTGACAGCAACGGCTATTGCTGAAATGCATGAAGAAAAGCTGATCGCGCTTGGTCCGGTCTTGGAAAGCCTTGATCACGGGCTTCTAACGCCAATCATTGAGGCGACGTTCCACTACATGCAAGAGGCCAACATCCTGCCTGAGGCTCCTGAGTCTCTGAATGGCCAGCCTATCAAGGTCGAGTTTATCTCTCTCTTGGCTCAGGCTCAAAAGGCAATCGGCCTTGCATCGATTGAACGCACAATCGGCTTTATTGGATCTCTTGCTCAGCTCAAGCCTGAAGCATTGGACAAGCTCGATGCTGATGCAACGGTGGATGAATTTGCTGATCAGGTTGGTCCGCCTCCTGGCATTATCCTCACGACAAAGCAGGCTGAGGAACGTCGGCAGGCGCGCGCTCAACAGCAACAGCAACAGATGATGATGGAACAAGCTGAGCCAATGGCAAACGCTGCAAAGCTCATATCTGAAGCCAATCAGCGTGGCTCTGCAGGCTTGGCGCAAGGTGGTATTGAATGAGCGATCATGAGTTAAATGCCTTTGAAAAGGTAGCGCAGACGCAGGAACGAAACCTCTTGGCTGCGTGGCGCGCGATGCTGGAACATGAAGCCGGCCGGCTGGTACTTCATTCGATCTTGGATAAGGCTGGGATTGCCAAGGTTGGGCCGGATATGTTTGCGTTTTTTGACAGCTCGTCAGATGCGCTACTTCGCGGCCGACAACAGATGGGGGCTGAGATTTTAGAGGTTTTTGTCCACTCAAACGCTCCTGAGGCCTATTACGTCATGCTGAAAGAGGCAGACATTCGATCTGAAATGTTGTCTACCGCTTACATTACTGCTGAAACAGAAGAAGATGAGGACTAGAAAATGAACATCAAGGATTTACTGCTCAAGTATCGGCTGCCTTTTTTTGCGCCTGAGGGTGAGGGTGCGCCTGCCGCTGCTCCGGCTCCGGCTGCCGCTCCTGTTGCTGCTGCGCCATCTGCTCCCGCGGCTGAACCTGCTGCACCTGCCGCGGGCGATCCGCCTGCCGCGCCTGCCGACCCAAATGCAGGCGATTTACCTGCTGCTGAAGATCCACCTGAGGACACAAGCGAGGGTGATGAACCTGACGCCAGTGCCTTTAAGATGGATGCCCCTGAGGGCATGGAGAATTTCCAAGGTGAGTTCGATACGTTCTCGTCTGACGCGACTGACTGGATGAAGTCTAACCCCGACGCTACGCCGGCTGATGCCCTGAAATGGGCTGCAGGTCGACAAGCTGAAGCGGTTGGAACCCAAGCCCAGACACAGCGTGAGACGCAGGAAACTCGTGTTCAAGGTTGGGAGGCGACGATGAGAGCTGACAAGGAATTTGGCGGCGACAATCTGGATGCTAACATGGCGATAGCTAAGCGCGGTCTTGAAGCGTTTGGTGATCCTGAGCTTATGACCCTTCTTGAAGAGTCCTCGCTTGGATCGCATCCCGCTATGATGAAATACGCGATCAAGGCAGGCAAGTCCGTGTCGGATACGCCTGTAATTAAAACAAATGACGGATCGGCTCGGAAAACTCTGGGTGAATCCCTCTACGGTAAAAAGGACTAAAGACTATGGCTGAACTAGGTCTACTGAACCCGTCGCTGGTTGATGTGCTTTCTCGCACAGATCCAGACGGCAAAATCTCGCAGATCATTGAGATTGCTGAGCAAAGCAACCCAATCCTGCAGGACGCTGTTTTTACTCAGTGTAATGACGGCACAACCCACCAACATACGATCCGTAACGGCTATCCTGAGCCGGTCGAGCGCAAGTTCAACGAATTCGTGCCTTCTACCAAGTCTGAAACGTCCATCATTCGTGACATTCCAGTACAGTTTGAAGCGTTTCCTTGGGTCGACAAAGCTCTGGCCGATATTCGTGGCAATGCTGCTGCGTGGCGCGCGTCTGAGCAGGTTGCGGTGTCTATGGGCTTTGCGTCTCGGATTGCTCGTAACGTGGTCTATGGCTCTGACGAAGTGGGCTCGACCTTCATTGGCCATGAAGAACGCTATTCTGACTTTGCAGCTCCATCGGGTCGCAATCTCTTTAACGGCGGCGGCGTAGGGTCTGACAACACATCGATTCTTGCAATTACTTGGGGGCCGCGCGGTTCGCAGATGATCTATCCTGAAGGGTCTGCGGCTGGTTACACCCACAAGGATTTGGATGAGCAAGTTCGTCAAAACGGCAATAGCTCCATGATGGTCTACATGGATCACAACAAATGGGACACTGCTTTGACCCAGGGTGATTGGCGTTCTGGTGGTCGTATTGCAAACATCGATGTCTCTGCTCTGACCAAAGATGCGGCAAGCGGTGCTGATCTGCTCGACCTGATGATCGATCTTGAGGAATCTTTGGACACCTCTGCGGCCATCGGTATCGACATGACCAGTGGCGAATTGGTTCGCGGCAAAACTGTGTTTTATGTGAGCCGTACTGTTGCTAAGTTCTTCCGCAAGCAAGCCTTGAGCAAGACAAACAACACGCTCCGTTACGAAGAAGTCGCTGGTAAGCGTTGCACCATGTGGGGCGATTATGAGGTCAAGCGTCTGGATGCTATCTCTGACGCTGAAGCTGCGGTCGCCTTCAGCTAATACTAGGGCGCGCCATTCCCGGCGCGCTCGTTTACCTTCTATCGTTCAAGAAAGGACGAACACATGAAAGACGTACAAGCGGAATTTTCGGCGGCACAGGCTATTACAGCTACTGCAGCGTCGACTAATTTCATCAATTTGGGCTTGCCCAAAACTGCACCGGGCGCGCCTGCTGCGACAAAGCGTGACCTTGGTACTCATCAGGCTCTTGAGATCCAAGTTGTTGAGGCGTTTGGAACCCTTACGTCGCTCACGGTCAATGTTGAAATGGACGACAATAGCTCGTTCAGTTCGCCAAAAACTGTGGCGACAACTGGCGCAATCCCCTTGGCAAAGCTGACTCTTGGCGCGATCTTGCCAATTTCTCAGCTGCCTCTTGGCTCTGATGAACAGTATCTCCGCCTTAACTATGTTGTGGCTGGTACTGATGCGGATGCTGGCAAGATCACATCCGGCCTCGTAACTGGGTCTGTTAAGCATGTCTAAGACTGAAACCGCTTGGGTTAAACCAACTGGCCGTGGCCAGATGCCAAGCGGACGATGGGCTGATGAGGGCGGTGCGCCTTTTGAGGTTACTGAGGCGGCGTTCTCTAAGCGTTGGATGCAGCCTTTGACCCCTAAAGAGGTCAAGTCTCTGCTTCGCGCTGCCAAAGATGGCGCGGCCAGCAACGTGGATCTGTCTGCGGATCTTGAGGAAGCAAACGAGGCGATCGTCGCTTTGAAGGCTGAATTGAGTGCAATGACAGATCAGCGTGATAAGATGTCTGCAGCCGGTCAAGAGCTTACGGCTCAACTTGCTGCTAAGGTCGATGTTGAGATCAAGGCCCTCAATGCTGACAAGGCCAAGGCCAAAGCTCCGCCCACAAACAGTATCGCGGGCGATGCCAAAAAGTAAGCAACCTGGGCCGCCCTTCGGGGCGGTCCTTTTTCCATAGGGGTTAAAAATGCCGTCCAAGGTTCAAATCTGCAATCGTGCGCTGTCCACCTATTTGGGCCTTGCGCGCATAACTTCGCTCACTGAGGGAACGCCTGAAGCTGAGCAATGTCAGATCCATTATGATGACACTGTGCAGTCTTTGCTTGAATCGTTCTGGTGGAGTTTTGCGACTGAACGCCAGATCCTTGCTGAGCTTACCAATGATCGAACAACCGAATGGAATTATAAATACGTGATGCCCGCCACTGCGATCGATATTCACTGGGTAAACAATGCTCAGGCGGCTCGATACCTCAAAGAAGCGGGCGAGAACCCTGACACGCCAAGGGAGATCACTGCCAGCCACATTTATTGCGATGTCGAGCTGGCAACATGCGAGTTTACGTCTGGCGTGGTTGACGTGTCTCAGTTCTCTCAATCCTTTGCTGATGCGTTGTCTGCCGCGATTGCTGCCAATATCGCGATGCCTCTCACTGAGGATCTGAAGCGCGCTCAAAACGCTATGAGCCAAGCTGAGGACAAGCTGGACAAGGCAATGGTTCACGATGAACAGCAAGTGCCGCCAGCCACCTACGGGACGATACCTGAGAGCTTAAAAATTCGGGGGATTACCTGATGCCTACGGCTCGTTTTCAACCTTCATTTGCAGCGGGTGTTCTTGGTCCAGGCTTGCATGGCCGAATTGACATTGCAAAATATGACGTCGCTCTCAAGGTCGGCAAAAACGTGTTTGTTCATGCTCATGGCGGGGTGTCCAATCGCGCCGGGACTGAGTTCATTGGCGAGGTTATGGACAGCGCAAAAGTTCACACGCTGATCCCCTTCACTCGCGATGATGATGAAAATTACATCATGCTCATGGGTGACACGGTGATGAAAATTATTGAAGCTGGCGCGTTTGTTCAAAGCGGTGGATCTGACTACGCTCCGGCAACACCTTTTGCATCGGCGTCATTGCTCCTTTTGGACTATGTGCAGTCGATCGACGTCATGTTTTTTGCCAGTCATGGATATTTTCCTCAGCGTATGCAGCGGACTGGGGCGACGTCTTGGACGTTTGGAAACCTGCCTATTGATCCGGTTATTGCTGCCCCTACAAGCGTAAGCGTTACGCCGGCAAACACTGCGTCTGAAACCTTCACTTACAAGGTGAGCCCAGTAACGGGTGGCGTCGAGGGTTTTACCGCTGCTGAGGTAACAATTTCAAACGGGACCGCGCTGTCTGGCGACGGTGAGCAGAACGTCATTGCATGGGCTGGATCTGCTGATGAGTACAATGTTTATCGTGAGCGGAATGGCGTTTTTGGGTTTATTGGATTTACTGAGGACACTGAATTTACTGACGATAATATCAGTGCTGACCTTCAAACCACACCGATTGTCGCGGCTGATTTGTTTAACACCTCAAACGATTACCCTGCTCACGTCACACTTTTTCAGCAACGGCTTTGCTACGCCAACACCATAAACCAGCCTGAGACTGTTTTTATGAGTCAGACGGGCAATTTTGTTAACTTCACCAAGTCAAGGATCACGCGGGCAACTGACCGGATCGAGATTGATTTGAGCGGTCAACAGGTCAACCGGATCAACTCGATGCTGCAGCTGCGTGAGTTGTTGGTGTTTTCGTCTGCGGGTGAGTTCTCCATCACTGGGCCCAACGGGGGGATGAGCGCGACCAATCCAGTTCAAACGCAATATGGGTATTCGGGTGCGGCAAAAATCAGGCCTCTTGTGGTCGAGGATACCGCCCTGTTCGTTGATCGGACTGGTCGATCGGTTCGGGATCTGCGCTATGCCTTTGAGCAAGATGGTTACTCTGGAAATGACCTGACGATTTTTGCCAGCCACTTCTTTGATGGTCGGCAGATCAAAGGTTGGTGCTATGCCAAAAGCCCTTATTCGGTGATCTGGACGTATCTCGACAACGGCAAATTGTTGTCGTTCACCTACAAGCGTGAACATCAGGTTTGGGCGTGGTGTGAGCATGACATAGGTGGTGAGGTTGAAAGCATTGCCTCAATCCCTGAAGGCAATCAGGACGCGGTTTATATGATCGTAAAGCGGACAATCAATGGTGTTTTGAAACGGTATGTCGAGCGGCTTCATTCGCGTGAGTTTGACATCGATGCGCCTGAGGATTGTTTTTTTGTGGACTGCGGGATTACTTATTCTGGCGCGGCCACCACCACCATATCAGGCCTTGGCCACCTTGAGGGCGAAACCCTTGTGGCGCTGGCTGATGGTGACGTTGTTCCTGGCCTCGTTGTGTCGTCTGGTAGCGTCACTCTGCCCAGTGCCGCCACCAAGGTTCACATTGGGTACGGATACACCTCTGAGATTGAAAACCTTCCGCCTGCGATCGACCTGCAGGACGCTGGATCAGCGCGCGGTCGGCCAATCAAAGCCAATAAGTTATTTTTGCAGCTGGAAAAAACGCGCGGTATTGAGGCCAGCACGTCCGGTCGATCCAAGTTTGCTAAGTTTACTCAAACTGCATCTGACTTGGCTTTGAGTATCCCCTTGTTTACGGGGATGATATCCATCCAGCTTTACCCTGAGTGGAACAAGGACGGGACAATCGTTGTGCGGCAAACCTTTCCGCTGCCTATGACTGTCTTGGGGATCTCCCCTGAGCTAACGATTGGCAGGTAGGGACAATGAGCGTTTTAATCCGTGATCTTCAAAAAGACGATTTGACTGTAATGGCAGAAATGATCCGACCTATGGATCGGTTTGAATTCGGCTTGATGTCTGACGGCCAAAGCGTAGAGGAATGTTTGCAGCATATGTTGCGACGTTCACGCCGAGCCCGTGCCGCATATTTTGACGGTAAGCTGATCGCCGTTTATGGCGTCCTGAGTCCTACCATGATGTCGATCGGCGGAAACCCTTGGATGGCTGCAACTGACATGATTGATCGCTCTGATGTCCGACGTTTATTTATTGAGCGGACGCGCTCTGAGTTGGCGTGGCTCTCTGAGGGTTTTTCCTTGCTTTGGAATATCGTATCTGTTGAGAATTCCATAGCGATACGCTGGCTGAAGTGGGTCGGTTTTACTTTTGATGGCACTGAGTATGACATTCGTGGCCATCGTTTTCTCAAATTCCAAATGGAGGAATAACGAATGTGTATTGATCCGGTAACTGCTGCGGCTCTTATTTCGAGCGCGACTGCCTCTGTCGGCGCGGCAACGGCCAGTGCTGTCGCGGCGACGGGAATGACGGCGGGTACGCTCGGCACGATCGCCAGTGTCGGCGGTGGTATAATCTCAGCATATTCCCAAGTTCAGAATTCCAAGGCTCAGGCTGCGGCTGCCACTCGGACGGCTCAAGCTCAAGACGTGGCGGCTTTGCAGGCGATTGAGCAAGGTGAGCAGGAAAGTGACAAGCGACGTCGTTCTGGCGCTGCATTGCAGGCTGAAAACACAGTGGGCATGGCGGCCAATGGGGTCGACGTTGGAAGCGCGCAAGCTCTCGACGTTCTTGATGATGGTCGTTTCCTGATTGAAGAAGATGCGTTCACAATTCGCGAAAACTCTCGTCGCTCAGGGACGGGCATGGCTCAGGCTGCAGCGAATTCTAGGGCTGAAGCTCAGACTGCAAGGTCTAATGCCACCTTTGCGCCTATCAAAACCATGCTGACAACTGCGGCCACGGTCGGAAACAAGTATTCGTCTTGGGTTCCTGAAGCGCGCACTGCGGCTGGTCAAGGTTCTGGGGGGTACGCATAATGGTCGCCATCATTCGCAGTCAGCAATCTAATACGGTTGAGCAAGCCACAAACCCTGTGGCGGTGCGCGCGTCACAAACTGCGCTCGGCGGCTTAGGTGAAGGCCTGAACCAGGTCGGCGGGATGTTCGACAATTTTCAGGAAGAAATTGACACTGCTGATGCCAAAGCTGCGGACTCGGCCTATTCTGATCTGATCCGTAGTGAGCTTTATGATGATCAAACTGGCTTCATGTATGCTCAGGGTGGCGATGCAGTAAATCGCCGCAATGATGTGGCCACACGGATCGAGGACGCTCAAACGAGAATTCTTGGCGATCTGAGCCCGTCTGCTCGGCGCGCTGCGTCTTCAGCAATGGGCGCGCGGTATCAACGGGCGCTTCAGAATGTCGACGTTTACACGGCGGGGCAACGTCAGGGCTACATGAACGATGCCTCAAGTGCGCGCGTTCTTTCAACGGTTCAGGACGCAATTTATAACCCGGATCAAATTGCTCAATCTTTGAAGACGGTAAACCAAGAAATAACGGACATGGCTGAACGTGGGGGATGGCCAACTGAGAAAACGGACTTGGCGCGCCGTGATGCTGAAACTCAAATTCATTCTGGGATTATCACTCGGCTTGAAACCGCTGCGCCTGATGCTGCCCTTCAATACCTGCGCGACAATCGCGAGAGAATGTCTGGCGATGAGGTGGCGCGTCTTGAGGGCATTTTGGTCCCTCGCGTTCGTGAAATGGCTGGCCGGAGTCTAGGCGCTGCTGCTGCAGGTTCTCCGAATTCCTCAGAATACATCATGTATGAAAACAGTGGGGCCATTCGCAATGATCCTTTGAGCGATCGCCTGACTGCGGCTTTTGACTTCCTTCCTGCGCTTGGCGTTCGGATGTCGGTTGTTTCTGGGGGGCAGGAAAGCGTTGCTGAGTTGACTGCTGAGGGTCGCGCACAAGGTCTGTCTGGCACTGCCCTGCAGGAATTTATTGATGCTGCCAATACCGGATCAACACGTCACAATCACGGCGATTCCGTCGATGCTGACTTCCTGCTGCCTGATGGCACAAAGCTAGTTCCAAGCAATCCTGACCACCTTCCTATTCTGCAGCAAATTGTTCGCCGCGCTCAAGCAAACGGCCTGACCGGATTTGGTGAGGGTGCGGATTACATGGGCGAGGGGCGAATTCATTTGGGTTATGGAACGGCGGCCATTTGGGGGGCGAACGGTAATGGCGCAAATGCTTCTGCTTGGCTCACTGCGGCTCTGGGGGATGCGAGTGAATTGGAAGATCTACCGGCAACTGGCGGTGGATTGGAAAGCCTGATCAATGAGCCCGACCCCACCACGCGGGCCGCGGCTATCGCTGAATACAATCTGCTCACCGGGGTTCGTGAGCGACAAAGTGAAATTCAGCGCGATGCTGTCACTGAGCGGGTTGCTGCGGACATTACGCGCGGGGCGTCAACTTCTGAGTTATCATCTGCGGACATCGATGCGTTGGGGCCTACTGGATACAGGGCAATGCAGCAATATGAGCTGAGTATTGCAACAGGTCGGCCAATCGTTACGGATAATGAAATGTATGTCGAGTTGTTTGATATGCTCAGCTCAAGACCTGCAGACTTCATGCTGGAAAGGCCTGCCGATTGGATCGACAAACTTGATCAAGGCGATTGGGAATACTTCGTTAAACTTCGCGCCGATATGATTTCCGGGACGCGTCCAGCCGCGGGCGAAACCGGATCTCCGCCTATCTCGACCCTGCGCACGGCTGCAAGAACTGCGCTTGAGTCTGCAGGTATCAGTGATGATGCTGATAAGAGCGCAGCGTTTGAGCGTGAATTGCTGCAATGGGCCACTCAGAACCCTGCACTGGCGCGCGACCCTATGCAGCTCAACACCCGAGTAAATCAAATGCTTATTCCAATCGTCATTGACCCTACCGGAATGAGAAACAAACAATCTGGCCCGCTTTTTGCAATGGATTATGACGGGGCTGCGATCGATCCTGATGACGATGTGACGCCTGGTATGCTGCGGGATGGTTCGCTCAAGATCAATGGTGTAACCGTTACGAACGACATGATTGAATTGTTTGCCAACGGCTTTAATGATCGTTTCCAGCGCGCGCCGGATGTTCGGGAATTGGTTGAGGGCCTAACCGCATCGGGGCTTTACGAATGAATACTCTTTTTGGCGAAAACCTATTTGCAAAGCATTTTGACGCGATGGAGCAACGGCAAGCTCAACAGCGCAGCACTCAGCTCGTTTTGGCCACGCCTGAGCCTGAAGCTACAACTGAGGCCCTGAACCTTGGTAATGAGCTGGGGATACCACCTCAGGCGGTGCAGGGCGCGCCGGAAACCTTTCGCACACAAGCGCAGCAACTTCGCAGTACAACGGCACTGAGGGGCGCGCCATTGATCAGCGATTGGCTGGGTGACACGATCAACGGATCGATCGCCAAGGATGATCTGGAAAACCTGACGTGGTGGGAGAAGTCGCTTCCTGCAATCGGCGACTTTGCCTTGAGGCAGGTTGGCGAGGATGAAGACGATAAATTCAGAAATGAAGGCATTCTGAGCCTTGCGGGTCGACGCGGCCAAGAGCTTGCTGCCGGCTTGACTAACATGCTGGCGGGCATTCCTGAGGGCGCTGCAATCCTTGGTGCCCTGAATGATCGGTTTGATCGATCGTCTGCTGATTATACCGATGCTTTAGCGGTAACAACTGAGGCTGAGGGCCAGATGCTCACGGCGCGCATTGCTGAAATTGAATCCACGCTCAACCCGACTGAACGTCCTGCTCGTGAGGATCGACTGAATTCAAACCAGAAGGACGTTTTGGAAGCGGAATTTGTCCGTCTTATTCAGCGGCAAAACCAACTTGGGCTCATGGCTGGATCTGGTGGCGTTGACGCGATGCGAGAGGACGCATCCGCTCAGCGCGCTGCCGGGCTCGGTCCTGATGGCGAAGTGGTTCCGGCTGCAGATCGTCCAATTTTTGCTTATGGCGATGTTGTCCGGGAGGCTTCGGCCTCATTGGTTGGCGTTGCGCCTGAGGATAACAGCCTCGGTTCTTTGCTTTCTGAGGGCGCGGGTAGCCTTATTGGTATCATCGCGGCCACGTTGGTTGGTGGCGTTCCTGCCGGTATGGGCGTCGGCGTTTCGGCGGGGGCATCGGGGCAGTATGAGGAAGCCATTTCCTTTGGGGCAAGTGAGGAAGATGCTTTGCGCTCTGCTGGTCTTGGCGGCCTCATCGGTGCCACTGAAATTATTCCTATCGGTCGCGCTTTGGACATCCTCCCGTCTGGCATTAAGTCGCGGCTTTCCGGTATCATTGGCGCGCGGCTGGCAAGCGTTTTCAGTTCAGGTGGTGAAGAAGCGGTTCAGGAAGCGTTGGCGACGATCGCAAGCAATATGGTTGCGGCTGGGGTTTATGATCCTGAGCGTGGAATTCTGGACGGTGCGGGGACTGCGGCTTTAGTTGGCGCGATCCTCGGTGGCGGTCTGGGCGGCACGGTTGGCACGTCACAACCAAACGTCCGTCTGATGTCTGACATTGTTGCTGCGGCAACGGCTGGCAATACTGCTGGCGTCATTGATCAGATTGATGAAATGGCTGGTGCCTCCCAGGTTCGTGAGCGGTCGCCTGAGCGTTTCCAGCAAGCTCTGGAAGCTGCGGGCGTCGACGGGCAACCTCTCTATGTGCCGGCTGAAGGTCTGCAAGAATACTTTCAAGCCAAGGACATCACTCTTGATGATGAGACGTTGCGCGCTTGGGGCATTGAGCCCGATGATTATGCTGAAAAGCTGGCAAGCGGTGGTGATATTACGGTCCCTGTTTCGACGTATGCCACGCGAATTCAAGGCACTGAGGACGCTGCATGGTTCCGCGATAACGCGACATTTACTGCGGATGAAATGTCTGTTTCTGAAGCTGCTGACTTTAATGCAAGCGTGGCTGAGACGATGGAGCAGGCGTTCGCTGAAGCTGAAACTGCGCGTCTATCTGAGGCAGAAACGCGGGCAGATGATGTCCAGATTTATGACCAAGTGTTTTCTGACCTGCGCGCGGCCGGGCGGTCGCCTGACGTAGCCAAAAATGAAGCGACTGTCTGGTCTTCGTTCTGGCGGACAATGGGTGAGCGTTATGGCGAAACTGCGCTCAGCTTGGCGCAATCGATGGGCGTCCAGATCCGCGGGCCTCAAACGCCTGAGGTGGCGCGACGTCGTGACCAGACTGACCGGATGCTCAACACGCTGCGGTCGCGCGGTGAAAAGGCTTTGCGTCCGACTGGCATGGGCATCCTTGATTTTGTGCGCGACATGGGCGGCGTTCGGGATCTGGGTGGTGACGTCGAGTCGATGGATGCGCCAAAAGGGATCGTGTCTGAAACGCGGGCTCAGGGGATCGAGCGTCAAAGCCAGCCTGATCTGAGCGGATCTACTGACTTCACGGGGCGCGGCGTCGGCTTGGATGAAATTGGCCGCGCGATGATCGAGGCCGGATATTTCCCTGAGTTTGCGGGTGGTGCTGACATCCAGGCTGACGGGACTGTAGTGGATGAAGCTGCGATCGCTCTCGATGCTATTTCTGAGGCCATTGGTGGGCGTGAGCGTTATATCGAGGGGGAAGGTCCAGATGCGGATCTGACTGCGTTCTCAGAACAGCTCAGTGAGCAGGGCATAGATATTTCGATGTCCAATGACGACATCATGGCTGCGCTCAAGGATGGGCAACCGGGTGGGCAAAGTGGGCAGGATGGGCAAACCTATGACCAGAACGGCCAGCTAATTACCGACACGCCTGAATTCCGCGCGTGGGCTGGGACTGATGAAGTCCTTGATCCTGATGAGGTTAATTTTCAAGACTTCACTGGTCCGGGGCCTTGGGTGATGCGGTCGTTTCATGGCACTACGCACCAATTTGAGGAATTTGACGCATCTATTAAAGGCACAAAAGAAGGCCAGTTTGGGGCGGTTAACTATTTTACAACCTCTGAGGCCGATGCGTCCGGCAACTATGGTGCGAATGGCCCTGATCTGACTAACCGCATTGAGAATATGCAAGAGCGTGCAGAAGGCAATCTTGAGTCAGCCCTTGAAGGATTGACTGATGAGGATGCCATTATCGAAGCGGCAGAAGATTGGGTCGCTGAAAATTATCCTGACTTTGATACGGGATCGCTAGATCAGCCAACATCAGAGGATATGGATGAGGCGGTTGATGGCAATGTTCTGCCCGTGGCGCAGTATTATGCGCGTCAAATTTCCAGTTTATTGAATGGCGGCGAAGAAACGGTTCTTGAGGTATTCGTTCGCACAGAAAAACCGTTTGTTGTTGGCGGTGACAATTCACCGTTCATGGAATTTGTTGATTTTAAGGGGCTGGAAGGTCGCGCCATTGATCAAGTCGCAGATAATGAAGGCATTACTGCGCAAGAAGTGATGGATGCGCGCGATGATTATGAAGACCAGATTGATGAGGCTCGATGGGATTTAGAGTCCGAAACTGAGAACCCCTTAATATCTGCAGTTCAAGATGTTGCAGCTCGTTATGATCTTGATGCCTCTGATTTAATGGCTGATCTTTCTGAAATTGCCTCTGAGGGTGCGGACCATAGCACGCTTGAAAAGATCATGCGCGGCAGCAAAGGTCTGATGTACGCTGAAGATCCGGAAACTGGCGACACTATTGGCTACCAAGTGCTTGCTGAAATTATCGAGGCGCTGGGTTTTGACAGCATTATCCTGAAAAATGCAGATCAGCGTTTTGAGAATATGGACATCGATCCCGATACTGCTCACGTCCATGTTTTTGACAGTCACAACACCAACATCAAGTCGGTCGACAATCAAGGCACGTTCGACGCGAACGATCCGCGGATACTGTTTCAACAGGACGGGCCTGAACAGCCTCTTGCTGTGGCTCACAACATCAGTGCGCGGGGCCTGCAGATCGCGGATGGCCTTGGTGGGCTTGCTGCGCCCTCTTTGGGCGTGGTTCGCGCTGACATCGGGCCTCTGGATGGCTTTGGGGAGATCACGCTGATCGCTGGTCCTGAGTTGGCAGATCCAAAACAGTCCGGCGTCCGGGCGTTTAATGCTGATGTGTACTCAGTGCGCCAGCCACGCGCGCTCACTGCGATCACGAAAAAAGACAAGGCCACGATCGAGAAGCGTCTGGACCCTGCAGCTGAGGAATTGGGCGGGCGTTTTTACGATCTGGACACCAATGACTTTGAGCGCGGTGGCCTGACGTATCTGGCGGATCAGCCTGAGGTCAAGCTGGCCTATCTGCGCGATCAGGGTATCTCGTTTCGCGTTCCTATGACAAAGCTGCCTGAGGTTCCCAAGGATCTGAGGCGGATCGTTTCGGGGCAGATCTTCGAGGTTCGCAAAGACCCAAAAATGATGGCGGCAATTACGGATCACTTTGGCCGATTGGCTGATGAGTTGATTGAGCGGCTTCCTGAAAAGTTCTCTGACCGTCCATCGACCCCGTATTTTGAGGCTGACGGCACGCCGGAAACCAATCAATTTAATCGACTGGTCAACAACATTGCGACATCAAAGGGGGCTCGAAAGCCTGATTACTTTGCGGCGCGCTCGGCTCTGGCCAAAAAGATCGAAGCCACAAATACACGACAAAGCGACTTCCTTGGATGGGTGGAGGATCAGTTTTCTGGAAACACTGGCGGCCTGTTCTTTGAAAAGCCAAACGGCAGGCGGGTGCCTTACGATCTGGATGAGCTGGTGCGTTTCATGCGCGGCAAGGTGCGTGATGCTGAGGGCTTCAATTTTGGGATCGGGAATATCCGCTCAAACATGGCGCGCGAATTCACAAGCATAAGCCAGGTCAAGGGCGCTCGATCTGACATCGTGACAAAGGCTGAATTCGAGGTTGTCAAAAAAGAGGTCGGGGCTGAATTCGAGGCGCTGATGGATAGGTTAAAGCCACACCTTCATGGGTCAGATGGATATGGGCATTTCAATCGGGCGTCTGAGTTTCTTGGCGATATGGCCAAGGGCAACATGCGTGAATGGGCCGGCGATAACATGGTCGCGCCTTTAACGCCTGAGCTGACAACTGACATTCGATCGTTCCTTTCCAAGCTCAAGGTTCTGCCGACTGAGTATTTCGAGGTGAAAATGCAGCGGGCAGTCAACCTGTCTGAGTTTTCCACGGCTCTGGTTCCCAAGTCCGCAAGTCCTGAGACTGTAAAGCTGCTGAAAAGCCACGGGATACAGGTCCGCCGATACGATGGAAGCGGTGACACGGGGCGGGCTGAAGCAATGGCTGCGCTCAATCCTAAGACGTTTTTCCAGCGTGAGGATAAAGGACCGCGCGGGTCGATCATCCTGCCAAGGGGCGGTCTGACTGAGGGCGAAACCGTCATTAACCTGTTTGAGAGTGCAAACCTGTCGACGTTCCTTCACGAGTCCGGTCACTTCTTTCTGGAAGCGTTTACTCAAATGGCCACCTCGCCTAATGCGCCTCAAGCAATGCGCGATGATCTGAACGTGATCCATAAATTTTTGGGTGTTGAGGATGGGTTCAGCCTTGTCCGGGATCAGCATGAAACTTGGGCGCGCGGGTTTGAGGCGTATCTGATGGAGGGCAAAGCTCCATCGCTTGAGTTGGCGTCGTCGTTTGCTCGGTTCAAAACGTGGCTGTCACGTATCTACAAGTCGATCGCCGGTTTGAACGTAAAGCTCACGCCTGAAATTCGTGAGGTCATGGATCGGATGCTGGCAACGGATTCTGAGATCGCGGCCATGCGCTCTGATTTGGGCATGAAGCCACTGTTCACTGATGCGGCGCCGGTCGGGATGTCTGACGCTGACTTTGCCACCTATCAGCGCATGGCGCGGCGTAGCGTCGAGCAAGCTGAGGCCTCACTGATGAACCGGACGATGGAAAAGGTTCGTCGTGAAACTCAGGCATGGTTCAAAGAAGAAAAGGAATCCGTTCGCGTCGAGGTCGAGGCCAGCGCGAACCGGATGCCAGTTTATCGCCTGACCGAATTGGCAACCAATCAAAAGATGCTGGGCGATACTGATGAGGCGGTTCCTGACATTCAGATCGATCGTGATCAGCTGGTCGAGCAGTTTGGTGAAGGTGTGATCGCTGAGCTAAGCCGTGCACGTATCGGCGGCCGGCGCGCGATCTATACCAAGGGTGGTGAAAGCCCGGGCATGGTTGCGGAAATGTTTGGGTTCTCGACTGCGCTTGATATGGTCGAGGCGCTTCAGAACGCTGGCAAGCGCAAGGAATTTATTGCCACTGAAGTCGATCGCGTAATGACAAGCCGGCACGGTGATCCGCTCAATGATGGATCGATCGAGGAAGCTGCGGCGCTGGCCGTCCACTCAGATCAACAATCTGCGATGGTAACGGCTGAGGCGCGGGCGATTGCCAAGCGTCTGGGCCGCCCTACGCGCGACATAAAGGCCAAGGTTTACGTTGCTAGGGCGCGCGACATGCTGGGCCGGATGTCAGTGCGTGAGGCGTCTCGTCCTGCCTCCTTCTTGCAGGCTGAACGTCGCGCTGCCAAAACTGCAGAACAAGCGTTTGCTCGGGTCGCGCGCGGGGGCAAGAACGTCGAGCCTGCCTTGGCTGCAGCGATGCAGGCAAAGGAACAACAGATCCTCAACGGGTTCCTCTATCGTGAGGCGCGCGACTTTGAGACATTGTTGAATCGCGGGCGCGACCGGATGCAGTCTTATTCCAAGGCAACGGTGCGCGCCAAGGTTGGGCTTTCCTCTGTCGATCCTGTGACTGGTGATATTGTCGCTGGTCATATTGAGCAGATCGATGCGCTGCTTGATCGTTTTGACTTCAGGTCCAGATCCAAAAAGCAGATCGAGAATAACGAGGCGCTGCGCAGCTACATCGATCGCATGATTGCTGACGGGCGCGGTGATGAGCTTTCCATAGATCAAAAGTTTGTGGATGGCAGTTTGCGGACTCACTACTCTCGTTTGTCAGTGAATGATCTGAATGGTCTGTTTGATACGATCGCCAACATCGATCACATGGGCCGGCGCCGTGCTGTCTTGGTGGATCGTGCGCGACGTCGTGATCTGAATGAGGTCGCGTCTCGTGTTTCTATGTTGGTTCGTGAGCGGTTTGGATCTGACAAGCTGGACAAACAAAGTGGCCAAGCCAAAAACTTCTTCAATCTTTTGCTGCGGGTCGACACTATTTCTGCAGACATCGACAAGTCTGAAATGGGTGACTTTTATGACGCCATCAAGCGACCTTTGGATGAGGGTGCAAGCCTTGAACAGCGGATGAATTCCGAGTCTGCGGTGCGGGTCGATGAGATCTTCAGCGCGTATTCATCAAAGGAAAAGGCCACCTTTAACAAGCCTGTTTCTGTGCTTGGCGCAAACGGACACCCTTGGACAAAGCAACAGATTTTGTCGGTCGCCCTGAACACTGGCAACGCCTCAAACCGTGTCCGGGTTCTTGATCGACGGGTTGAAAAGTCCGTTCGCCTGACTGAGCCTCAGCTTGATGCTTTGCTTGGCACAATGGAGAAAAAAGACTGGGATTTTGTTCAGTCGGTTTGGGATTATGTTGACGGATTCAAAAAGCAATCCTTTGACACCGCTGAGCGAATGACCGGCGTAAGGCCAAAGTCACAAGACGCGCAAGCCTTCACCAATGTTCATGGCTCGTATCGCGGTGGATACTATCCGGTTTCCTATGATCCATCGAAGTCTCAAGCTGCTGCGCGCGATGTCGACAGCACGCTGGACGACATGATGTCGACGGGTCGGGGCTCTGCGGCCAAGGTTGCGGACGGGTTTACAAAGGATCGCGCTGCGAACGGTGGCGGCCGGGCTTTGAATTACGACTTCTCAGTAATGATGAAACACACGCGCGACACTACTCGACTGATAGCAATGGGCGAACCTGTGCAGAACGCGCGCCGGATCTTGGGCCATGCTGGGGTCAATGCAGCTTTTCGAGAGGGTGGCGTTTCAAACCTGCTATCCACGCTCGATCTGTTCCTGCAAGACATCGCGTCTGGGCCTCTTTACAATAACGATGCCATCAATTCCGTGTCTCGAATAATCAAAAACAACTTCACCATGTCGAGGCTGTCTTTTAACTTCAAGACGGTTGCCCTGCAGGTCACTGGTTTAGGCCAGTCTGCTGCGGTCATTGGTAAGATGAACATGGTCAAGGGTCTGGCCGAATACACTCGGCGCCCAATCGACATCAAAAACGAGGTCATGGCGAAGTCACCATTCATGGCCGAACGTCAGACTACTTTTCAAAAAGACGTTTACGACATGGCAGACGAGATGAGGCAGGCGTCACCAATCGCGAACAAGCGGCGCCAAACGCAAGAGCTTGTTTCCAAGGCTGGCTTTTTCGCAATGGTTAAAACTCAATTTCACGTTGTCGACATGCCCACCTGGTTGGGTGCGTATCAAGCTGAGATTAAACGCAACGGCAATGATGAAGCTAAGGCAATCCATTTTGCGGATCGCATGGTAGATCGATCGCAGGGCGGTGGCTTCATGACAGATCGAAACTCACTTGAGCGCGGGACTTTATCGAAGAACGTAAGGCAGGCTGATTTTGTACGCCTCTGGACGACACTCGGCGGCTACATGGTGACAAAGATGAACCGCATATATTTGGCAAAACAGTTTGGTTTGCGCGATATGAGTGAAGCAGAATATGCTTATCAAAAGGTTCTTGCTGCCGCAAATATGGCGTCGGATCTTGCGCTCTTGATGGTGTGGGAATCGGTCTCAATGGGCTTGATCTATGCGGGCCTTGAAGCTCTGGGCGATGGCTTTGACGATGATGAAGCTGATGAGCTGCGCAACTTTTTGATGAAAGAGACGGTCGGATCTGTTCTCGGCGGCGTTCCATTTGTGCGCGAAAGCGTCGGGGCATTTAACGGGTACGGCGCGGGCGGCGTTCTTTCATCAGCTCTTGAGATACCTGCAAACATTATGATCCAAGCCAGTCAGGGAGATAACGATAAGCAGTTCCGGCGCGCGATTGCGGACTCTGTTGGTATCATGACCGGGATGCCAACAACTCAGACCATGCGGATTATTGAGGAATTACTGGAAGGCGATAAGGGGTCTATAGTTGAGGCCACCATTGGTCGGAATCCACTGACATATTGATAAGAAACTATCGCTCACTGCAAAATACCGCTACCCATAAACCCAAGATCAAGATGAAAGGCAGACAAAATGACAATATCTAGTGTCCTAAGGCGCGCGGGGCCATTTAACGGCAACGGTTCAACCACGGTATTTGCGCGTGAATTTATGGTCTTGGACGCGGATCACCTGAAGGTTTACCAAACGATTGCCGGCGTAACGACTGAGGTGACGTCTGGCATTTCTAAAGATGGGATAGGAACGGATGCTGGGAACGTCACGTTTTCGACGGCGCCTGCAATTGGAACGCAGATCACGATTTTGCGCGAGATACCTTTGGTTCAGGAGACGGACTATTCCAACCAGGGCTCGGTCGAGCCTGAGCGCGTCGAGGATGATTTCGACCTTCAAGAAATGAAAATGCAGGAGCTTTCTGAAACTCTTGGCCGAGCTTTGAGGCTGCCGATTACAAGCTCTCTCACTAATCTTGTGATCCCAGATCCGGTTTCAGGAAAAACCATTGTTGGGAAAGCTGACGGGACTGGATGGGAGGACGGCCCAACTGCGGCGCAGATTGCTGCGGCAAACGCTGAGGCTTTAGCGGCTGCGGCGTCGGCTACGGCTGCAAGTGGTTTTTCAACGGCAGCGGGTCTCAGTGCGGACGAAGCGGCTGCGTATGCAGCGGGCTTGATCGGCGGCACTGGGGTCACAAGTGACTTTACAGTTACCGCTGCAAACGGTGGAACCGTCTTTACAATCTCGGCACTTAGCGCGACGATCCATAGCAGTCTGGTTAATTTATCTTTTGCCTACGCTGGCGCGGCTGATGTGACTATTGCAAACCTAGCTGTATCTTCCACCTATGTTTACCTAGATAGCTCGGGCGTTTTGCAGCAACAGGGCACTACCCCTACGCGAGAAGACTGGTCACGGAAAGTCTTCTTGGTGCGTATTGCTGTGGATACCGCTGCCGGAACAGTTATCGGGTTTGAGTATCTAAGCAATACAATCGGGCATTACTCGAACACGATACGAGATTTTTATAATACGCTGTTGGCCCAAGGGATACCGTTTAAGCTCGGTCAAGCTATCACGGGTAACGCTGGCAATTTGAAATGGGGCGTGGGCGCTGGCAAGGCCTTTGAGCTTGGCGGTTCTGGCGATATTCATAACCCCAACTTTGTAGATTTTGATGCAGTCGCAAACGCAGAATACACTTTGATGGAACGCACGCTGGCCGGAACTGGCGGACAGACGGACCTCGTAAAGTTCTGGGACAACGCGGGTTCGATCACGGCCTTGGGTTCAGGGACTTTTGTTGCGCACAGGCTCTACCGCTTTAGCAGCGGCAACTTTGTCATTCAGTACGGGCAGGGTAACTACGCCAATCTCGCCCTTGCAAAAGTAGGGGTATTGCAGGAAGAATATGTATTAAACCCTCTCCTAGTAAACGCGACTTTCTTTGGCTGGTGGTTCATCGGGCAAACGGCTTCAAACTCTCTCGGCGTAGATGGCCTAACGAAGTTTACAGAATACACTATCGGCGCGCAGGGCGGGAGTGCCAACGCACTATTTGCAACGTTGGCAAGCCCTGCGTTTACGGGCGTACCTACCGCACCAACGGCAACCGCAGGGACGGACACAACGCAGTTAGCGACAACGGCTTTTGTACAAGCTGACCGTCCTGCCGTGGGAGAAGTCGGTTCGTCTGCAAAAGTTGCAAGGTATTCAGCCGTTCAACACAACATTGGCGACACGGTGTCTGGGTCATTGCTTTTTACATATGAGACTTACAGTTCTGCCGACGAGGAAGGCAATAGCTTTTCAGGTGCTTTTAGCGCAGAGACTATCGCCGCAACAGGGTTGTCGGGAACTTGGCAGTGGGAATCGGCGGGAAGTCGAACCGGAACCATAACACGGGCTGGATCAGCCTTGAGGATTTCATAATGGCTATTCAGATAACAGAAGTAAGAAACGCCCAATCGCTTCAAGCTGACAATCTGCGAATGGAAGTTGAAATCAATCACCCAAGGTTTGGCTGGATACCTTACACGCTTAACCCGTGGGATACCGACCAGACTATTAACAACGAAGATTTGCTTGCCCTAATTGGAACGGACTTTGCTGCTTACGAAGAACCCGCCGAGCAGGTAGACTTATGAACAACACCGTCACAGCCGCCGTAGGCAGCTCCGCATTAACCTTTCCTATCTGGAGCGTGTTCTTAACTCATGGCTGGTCATTTTTAATCGCGGTGCTGGGCGCTGCGGTTCTCATCACGACGCTCTGGAAAAACATTCTGGACGTTAGGATTAAACGTAAACAGAAAGCCCTGCTTGAACTGGAACTGGAAAACCTGAAATGAAAAGATCATACGCCCATTACTCAGATGTACCCGCAAAAGATTGGCCTTGGGCTTCGTTCTCGCCCCGTGAGATCGCGTCTAAAGGTGAGGGCGCTCTCAAGACTGACAGCGGCGCAATGGACATGCTGCAAAGTCTGCGTGACGACCTTGGCCAGCCGATGTTGGTAACGAGTGCCTACCGCTCCCCCGCGCACAACAGAAGCGTCGGCGGCGCTCGTGCCAGTAAGCATATGGAGGCCACTGCGTTTGACATTCGCATGGACAACTTTGATCCCCATGTGTTCGAGGCTGCTGCGCGCAAAGCAGGGTTTTTAGGGTTTGGCTACTACCCAAAGTCAGGCTTCATGCACATCGACACCGGACCCGCTCGATCATGGGGAACCCATTGGCCCGAGACTGCAAACGACCTTCCTGTTGAGCGGCCTGTCGTGCCTGAGACTTTGGCCCAAGACAACGAAGCAAAAGCTGCTGCAGGTGTTGGCTTGTCCGGCGCTGTCGCTGTGGCTGCGGATCATTTGCCTGCTGCGGGTTCGCTGCTCGGAGGACTTGCTCCTGTGGCCCAAGCTATCGCCGTGGCTGTGGCCGCGCTGTTGATTGTCTACCTTATCTGGAAGCGTTCACGATGAGGATTGATTGGGGCTTTTTGTTCTTGGTGATCGGGCTTGTGGTCGCGGGTGTCTATTTGGGGGTCACGTGACGTAGACACCGGCCAGGATATAATGTGGCGCGACATGCGCCAACAAACATAAAAAGAAAGGTACTGCACCATGAAAAAAGGAACGCGCAAGCCAACCTCGAAACCGAAGCCGCCTAAAACAACAAAGGGTTACTAGGTGACTTGGCTCATGGCTAAGATATACGGTGGCGCAGCGATTGTCTTAGGGCTGGTCGCTGGCTACTTCGCAATCAGAAAAGACGCGGTGGACGATGACCGCAAGGATGCAAAGATAGAGGACCTGAAAAATGCTGAAGATATTCGCCGCCGCGCTGATACTGCTGACGAGCGGTTGCGTGAGTTCGATGACGCAGGCTGGCGCGACTGAGGTTGCGCTCTGCGACGGGTGGCGAAAAAGTCTGCCTACACGATCACGGTCTGACACGACGCAGACCCAAGACGAAATACAGGTAGCGATTGCGACACACGCAGCGGTCTGCCTTTAACAACGGTCAAGGAGATTGACATGTCTTACTACACGGGTGCAGGTACTTACGATCTCAAAACGCACAACAACCTTCGCAAAGAGCAGACCGCCCTTTTGGTGGTCGATGCTAATAGCGGCACCGTTTCGTTGCAGGTCGAGGCGGGCGATGCTTGGATTGTGCAGGAAGCGTTTACGGCTGACGCTGTGAAGCGCGTCTTTGTCGGCGGCGGTAAATGGCAAGCGGTCATCACAGGCGATGCCGCGTTTGAGTGGGTACCATAATGCTGGGGTCCTTTGACGCCATACAAGGTGCAAGCATGGGGGTGTATGGTCGGCTTGCCGGTAGCGTCGCTCTATTAGCATACGCTGCCAACAGCATCACACCGCAGCTTGTCGCTGCCTTCAAAGAGGGGGTCTACGGTAAGAACAGTGAGCTATCCACGTTTGGTGGTGTTCTCAATCATGTCCGCAATGGCAACGCTACAATGGTTGATGCTGATGGGTTGCTGAAGTGGGCACCGCATAATCTTTTCACGTACTCTGAGGATTTATCTGGGGGATGGGATTTTCGCAGTGTAGACGTAACTTTAGGACAGGCTGACCCTGATGGCGGCACTGGCGCTATTCTATTATCTCCAACTGGTGCTGACCTAGATAGGGTTGCTTACACTTTAGGTCTTTCTGACGGCATCACTAGAACGTTAGAATTTATTTACAAGCCAGTAAACGCGCCGGGGCCAGACCTTGCCGTTACGTTCACTGGCAACACGTCAAGCAGTCAAAATGCAGATGTAGATTTGGGTGACGGGTGGACGCTTGCATCTTGGGAAGTTGTTGATGTTGCACAATTTCGTATTTTCCTGTCTGACGATATAGTGTTTTACGCTCCTAGATTTTACCGCAGCGACTTGGGCGGCATGGTCAACAATCCAGCAACAGGTGACAGCTACGTCCCAACGACTGATGCTGTGCGTTACTTGCCTCGTGAAAACCACCACGTTTACAGTGGGTCTTCATGGGTCAAAGAAGGCTACCTGCATGAACCTGAAGCGGCGACTAATTTACTTTTGAACACCGGCACACTGTCCACGCAGAATGTTACAGTCACAGCAGTGCCAAACACGTTGCACTTCACGGGCACAGGCACAGTCACGCTTTCAGGCACATCTACGGACGGGCCGTTGGTTGGCACTGGAACGGGTGAGAACAACCGTGTAAACCTGACGTTTACCCCTAGCGCGGGAACTCTGACACTTACGGTATCTGGTACAGTTACAAACGCTGACTTGGTTGCGGACCCGTTTGTTTCATCTCACATCGCCACGGCTGGCTCTACAGTCATACGCGCTGCGGATACTCTCCCGCTGCCTATCGCGAACATTCCTTATCCTGAGCCTGTTGTTATTGGGCCTGAGTTGGTGACGAATGGTTTAGACCCAGTGACAATTGCAGGGTGGAGTGCGTTTTATGTTGGTGGATCGCAGGACGACAGTAAGTTAACGGCAGAGGGCGGTGTATTTAATGTAGACGCGTCAAGTGGGAACGTAATTGCCGAGCAGGGCGTGGCTACTTCAATAGGTAAAACATACCGATTTGAGGTAGATGTTACCGCGATTGGGGCTGGGAACCGCTACTGGATACAAAAGTCTGACGTGGCCCTGACTAACGGAACTACTTTGCTAGGTCCGTTTTCCTCTGCCGGTAGTCACACTGTTGTATTTGTAGCCTCGGCTACAACAACTTATGTCCAGATACATTTTGACAATTTAGGTGCGGAGACAGGCAGCTTTAATGATGTATCCCTCAAAGAAATCAACCCCCTCGCAGTGTCCTTTGGTTATAAGGCGCTTGTGACGTATGCTGATGAAAATCAGTCAATTACAGGTAAATTCTTTGGGTGGGAGGACACTGCAAATGACAGAATAACAAATTACCTTCAAACACAGGGCGGCCTAGTAGGTTTAATGTTGTTTAGGCAAAGCGCAGGTGACGGCAATGTTGACGTTAGCAGTGCTTCTGACGCATACTCCCCCGGCATCAACGTGCCTATGTCCATTGCATCACGCCACGGGTCAACTTTCATCAACGGTGCGGTAGACGGAACTGCACTGACAGCCGACACAACGCCAACGGCTTTCCCTGATCTATCCACAACGGACCTTATCATTGCACCTTCAGGCGGGCCGCAAGTAATCCAAGAGTTTATCATGTGGGGTGGTACGACGGGTGACATTGGCGATGCTGGGATCGCGGAGACAAGCGCATGAAGGTTTCATTGTTGGATCATAGAAAAGTTCAGGGCCTGCACAACTTCACTCCTTTGATGCCCCGTGTTTACAAATTTGGTGATTTAATCAGGGTTCATTGGCTCTATTGGCAAGTTCGGATCTACATTAAAGGGGCTGCGTTATGATTGACCCAACAGAACACCTGATCATCGACGGTGTTCGTATCTACGCGGTCATGGATCGGGGAAGTCTCTGGTGCATGGTTCGAGCAACAGACAAAGCTACGTTTGATGCTTATGCTTTGGCAGTCAAGCTCAAGGTTTACACCAACCCAGCGCAGGATGAGGTGCTAGATGAGGAAGGCAACGTGGTTACAGCCGCTGTGCCTGCCTCTGGGCCTCTTATCTCTGCACCTGACGTCACTATCACAGAGATAGGCTCACACGTCCTCACGGCTGGCGTTTATGATGCTGATGGCAACGAGACCACCGCCCCAGTGTTAGACACAAGGTATCACGCAAACTTCTGGCTTGGTCCTGCAACTGTGGCTCGTGGTGAGTGGATGCAGTGGGCTACGCTCTGGACGCATTACGGTGCTGCAATCGTGGCTAATGCACAAGAAGACGGGACAGCCATGCGGGGGATTGAGTTGATTGATCCCGCAACTGTTGCTCAACCTGTGAACGTGTTGTTGTAAATCTCAATCATGCGTGTGCTTCTCCATTGGTTTGTAGCACACGCCAATCTTGTACCCCTTCAGGTGATAACACCAAAAGGGGTACATTTTTTTAAGCTCGATCGTTTTCAAACATTGATCCGGTCGGCGCTGGTTTTTTGGTTTCAGGCTGATCGACTGGATTTTTTTTGGTTGTCGATGCGGGCTCAAGCTGTTGGCCCTTTACGTGGCCGTCTTCAAGAACAAAACCTACTGTTCCATTGCTGTCTACGCGCTCGATCCAAATTTGATAGTCGTGGGCGTCTGCCATTTCAGACAGCGTTTTCAGCGCGTCTTGGTCGAGCAGGCTGCCGTCGCGGACCCGGATAACCTTCAGTGTAGGGTTCAGGGCCATTGCAATCCCGATTGACGCCTGAAGTTGCTGGGCATCACTGGCCTGGTTGAACGGTACGCCATCGAGATACACGGCGCCGTCTTGGATGCTGAGTCCATCGATGGGCATTTTGGCGCTGGCGATTGCTGCCTGTGCGTCTTTTTTGATCTTATCAATGTTGGCCGTCATGTCGGTTGCTTTTTCGGTTGCGGCTTTGGCACCTTCGGCCTGCTGATCTCGGCGTATGGCTCTGTTTACCATGTCGTTCACCTCAGATGCGCCGCGGATCTTGTCCATGATTTCTTTGGTGTCGATCTTATCCATGCTGGCTTTTATTTTGAGCAGGTTTTCTTCGGCAATGGTTCTTTCTTTTATGCGCAACCGGATCTGTTCCTGAAGCGTTTCTATGTCTGCAAAAATTTTATCCATATTGGTTTTTGCCCATGCGCGCGCGGCATCAGTGGCGTCCACGTCCAAATTATGATCCTGAGCCTTCTCCAAGCTGTCGGAAAGGCCTTGCACGTCAACGCGGATCGGGATGTCTTTGGGCAGGTCTTTGGACAATTCCTCAGCTGACGATCTGGCCGTGTTTGCGTCACGGTTGTATTCCGTCCGGCGCGCGTAAAGCGTCTTGATGTCTTCCTCGGCCCGGATAAAGTCGAATCCCGGCACAAGGCTGCGCAGGGATAGAACCTGCTCGGCGTCCTTCATGCGCGTGAAAGCCAATGGATCGAATGTCAGCTCTCCCAATAGCTTGTCGAGCATGGATTGAGGGCTCGAAAACTTGGCGCCGTCGCCATTCTCAACCGCGATCGAGGTGGTATAGCTGCCATCCTCCTGAGCGATGAATTTGCGGGTGATCTTCAGTTCTCCAAGATCGAGGCGGATGATTGCGCGTTCTTCACCTTTGCGGATCGGGGTGGTCTGGACGTTTTTGGTCCCGTCCAGTGCCCACCATATTGCGTCTAGTACGGACGTTTTGCCTTGGCCATTCTTGCCAGTGATCTGGACTAGGTTGCCATCTGGACGGATCTGAACGGCTGTCAGGCGTTTCAGGTTTTCGGCGTGTAGCTCGATGATTTTCATGTGTCTTGCCCTTGTTGCTGTGCGGCGATGTCGCGCGCTGCTTGTGATATGCTGTCGTGGTGGCCATTGGTAATAAGCCAGCCCTTTTGTACGTTTGTCAGGCTGCCAAGCCATCCAGCGTATGCTTTTGGACCGCCTTTTGCTGATTTCCGGCCTTCGTCTACAAGGCGATCATAGTTCTCTCCTTGAGGCTGGCCGCTGTTTGAGTTTTCCTTTCCCGTGATGCTGTTATCTTCTTCCTCAGTGATCCCAAGGCATGAAATTGTGACGGTGCGCTTGCCTGTCTCGACTGCGCCCTTGGCCGCCTGTGTCAGGCTGATGGATGAGTTCGCTGCAGTGATCGGCACTGGCATATATGACCCGTGCCAAACGTATCCGTTCTGGTGGCGCAGTACCGGGGCGACACGTAAAAAGGGGATTTTGGTCTCGATCTTCGTTTCATCGACATCAAAATCAAGGATCAAACGGTTCGCGCTCAGGATAGGTTTGACCGTGAGATAAAGGTGTTTGAAGTCAGAATAGCGATACATCAGGTTGCCGGTTTTCCCGCTCACAACTTTGTTTTTGATGATCGTCGGCATGTCAGCCATCGCCGCAAACTTGGCTTGGTTGAATTCCTCCTGCCGCTGATCTTGGATCATGGTTTTTTGCAGCTCATACATTGTCTGCATCTTGGCCGCGTCCATCGTCGGATCTTTGGCCATTTCCTGAAAAGAGGTCCAGATCGCCGCGGGTGACATCGGATCGATGCGCGGGGAAAGTGTCATATCTGTTTTTTCATCTGCCACTGCTGGCAGGCTTGTGTCGTTGTTCATTATGTCCACCCATATCTAACAATTAACTGCATTGGTCCGAATGAATACACACGATCGTAGTACCTATCGAAGCTACCATCGTCGTATTCTTCGACGTGAGTTCCAAACGAAAAACACCTAAAGTCTAAATGAAAAAATGTGATTTCATGTATCATGTCTTGCCCTTTCGTTTCTGATGTCAGCTTATATCTCGCGTCAAATTAACGCAAGTAAATTAACACCTCAGCCAGTCTTTGTATTTTGCCTGAAGTTCAAGCCATGCCTGTTGCTGAAGGCTCTCGATGTTTAATTCTGAGCGACTTTTGACCCCGCAATGGGTTTTCACCACCTCGGTCGCCTGGGTTGCGTTTGTGATCTGTGGCCATATCCCGTCGAATTCTTCGCTCAAAAATACGTGAAACCCGCCTTCATTGCAGGTCATTGCGCAAAATGACGCGATGCTCATGGGGCGTTTTGTCATGGTGTCAATCTATGTTCTAGGTTGCGACGTTTGATGTGTTCCATCAGGTCGGCTTGCTTCGGGTTGTTGTGCCTCACGCACGTCTTGTATGAATTGAGCAGGTATTCGTCAGGCATGGCCTTGATGTAGACAATGCCGTCGTGTGACATCCATTTATCAGGCGGGACACCCTCTTGGGGGTCGTTGCTCATGGCTTGGGCTTTATGGCTGCGCGGGCCATCGCCTGACATTCCATGTCTTCAAAAGGATTGGCCGGTTCAAAGCATGCAATTTCTGTCAGAGCCGCCTCAAGCTCCGCAATCCGTGCTTGGGATGCCTCAATTTCGTCCGCAGCTTCATGGCAGGCTTGGCGCGACACGATGCACATAACCCCGTCTTCATTGCACTGCTGTCCACTGCGTAGCGCGTCGGTCAAGCTCGTCGGCTTGTGTGGCGTCAAGGGTGGCATTCCGTTGTAGGTGGGTAGGTCGTTCATGGTGTTTCCTCAAGTTCGCCGCCGCAATGTGGGCAAAGCTCTGGAACGCCGGGCGCTCCAATCACTTCATCGCATTCTGGGCAATACAGATCATCCGCGTGCAGGGCGTCGTGTGCCTCCTGCTCGGCTAGGTGGCGCTCAATCGCGGCAGTGTTTCCGTCGGTGTTCATGATGATACTTTCTATTCTGCGCAGGATGGGGTCACAGATTGTTTTGTGGAGCTTGGACCAAATAGCTGACTCCCGTTCCTGCGCGAGTTGCATACTTTTGTGAATTGAGGTGGCGGTTTTTTGATTGCTCATTGAGGAACCTCGTTTTTGTCGAGACATTCTTGCGCGATGTCGATCATGTCTAGTCGATCCATTAAAAAATGAGGGTTTGCGATTTGCCAAAGCGCAATAGCTGCTGGTTTTGACCAGTCGCGGGACGCCTTTGGAGTTTGAAGTTTTGCGAATAAAACCAAAACGCTATCAAGGGACATGCGCCCAAAATTTGGAATTCTAAGCAATCCGGCTGGTCCTTTTGCATTAACAATGTCCAGAATATCTTGGACTGTTTCAACTCCATAAGCATCAAGGGATCTGATTGCCCTGGCTGACATTTGAGTTTTGAGAATACTTGTTTCTGGGGTCATGCTGGCACCGAGTCCAAGAAATAATCCCTGAAGTCCTCGTCGCCAATCTCGCCAATCATGTCCATCGGATACCATTCCTGATCAGGTCCGTAGATCGTCATTGCCTGAAGGAATAGTTGCTTGGCGCGCTGGATTTCAATATCAGCCTTTCGGCACAACACGCCATCGCTTTGGCTGAACGTGTGATCCTCGGCGCCGGTGGACTGCATGTCTACGCCTTCAGGGAAACGCTGCAATTTCAGCTTGCGCGCCAATAGGTTTGGGATTCCGCCTTTTTCCTGAAAGAACAGCCAAGGTTGATGCGGTGTGTTTTTGGCGCGCAATACGTCAATCAGGTTATTCTGATTGTTTTTGATGTCGCCGCGCTCAGCCTTAGTCAGCGCATCCGGTTCATCGATCACCTGCAGGTCCAGCTTTCTGATCATGCTGATCGCGATCTGATAAGCGCGCATGGACAGATAGTATTTATAGAATTGAACCTGGTCATTGATCGCCTGATTGACCTGCTTGCCATTCGAGTTGGCAAACGATTTCAGGTCCACAAAGCAATCCTGCTTCAGCTTGTCGATCCGGGCTTTCATCGGGATGCCGCTATCCGGGCAGGTCCATAGGATTGTGACTTCGGACGCGCCACCATTCACAAGGTCATGGATCTCAGGGTTTGCCTTGATCCGCTCAAGGTCGCGCATGATCTGCGTCCAGTATTTTGAACCGATAGGCTGGCGATCGCCCAAGGCTTCCTGAAACTCAGCCAAAACGAGTGACTTGATCGGCTTGGCAAAGCCCAATTCTGCCAGACGTAGCGCGCGATCTACGGATGCTTCGCCAGTCTTTGACTGAGGCGCGCCGTATTCCTTTAGTGCCGACTTTACGTCGGTGTCTGTCATTAACATATCCTCAAAGTCGGCCAGATCTGGTTCGCCTGCATATCTGTGGGCAAGTGTTTCGGGCTCGAAGATCGCGACGTGATACGCGCGGCCCAAGATTTGCGCCTTGGTGTCGTCGTCGTCATTGTCAGCGACTTCCGGGTTCATCCATGATTTTGCCCAAAACGTCGGTATGCTGATCAGGATGTTCTTGATGCCGCTGGCGCTCAGGCGGCTCAGCGCGTGATATTCTGACTCAGGCAAATTGAAATAAATTCCATCTTCACGTGATGGGTGCTGCCAAATGGACGGCTGATCACCGTCGATTGGATTTCCCTCAGTTTTTTCGGCGCGGTCTTGGTCAAATAGTCCCATGTTATCGATCCTTAGTTTTGAAGTTCTGGAAGCAAACTTGCGATTGCTACCCGGGCAAGGTATTTTTCGTCCTTAGATGCACCATCACGCAAGGCTCGGTGCGCGATGTTTAGCGCGGCGTCACGTCTTGAAATTAGGTCGCGGTAAAACTCTAAATTTTCATTGTCCATATCATCTGCCTTTAATTTCTGTGGCCATTTCGTCGGCCTGTTCCTGAATCGCCTTCGCTGCCAAGCCAATCATGGTGGCCTCAACCTTTAATTTGTGAGCGGTCATGCGAAGCTGGCGCGCCTGATGCTTCAGTTCATCAATGCGCGCTTTGGTTTTGCTGGCGTTCATGGTGTTGGTTCTTTCTTGACTGATGCGGCAGGGATTAGAACCACGTTGTCATACCACACTGGATGGTCGCGTGGGTCACACAGTCCAAGTGCGCGCTCGTCAAAATCGGGGTGGTGCTCGTCGTATGCCACCTTTTTGGTTGCCTCGTCTTGCCGGGCCCATTTGAGGCGCTGGTCGTGTTCTGCGGCGTAAGTCATTTATTGCCCATTCATGTGTGAGAGCGTTGCGGTAATTGCCTGCTCGGTGGTGGTGGTTTTGTTGTTGGCTACACCAACATAAAAATCACTGTCTTCTTCACTTTCTGCCCTTTTATTTGGGCGATGATTGCTAAATCTCACCTTAAATTTACGGTGTCCCTTGGGGTCAGTTATCACGATGTATTTTGAAAAAGTGGTTTGGGCTTCATAGACATTAACTCTGAAGCCCTCGTCCATCATTGACCTGCAAAATTGAATCCACTTTTGAACGCTGTAACCTTTTGAGACAGAGTATTCCGCACGGGCGTCCAGCTGTGACTTGGTAACATTAGCGTGGCGCAGTCTCGGGAATTTGCGATTTACTTTGTTTTTCATTTTCTTGCCCTATCAATGTTTCTGTTGACCACGTTAGTTTGACGCGGTATCCCTGTCAATACGGAACAACGTCAAAACAACGCAGAAAGGTTATAAAATGGCAGACAGTCCAAAATCGGCCCCTACATCCGGGATGGCTATCAGTGTGACAGCTGAGGAACGGGAACGGATCAATGACCTTTGCGTAGCTGAAGGCCGGCCACGCAAGGCACAGATCATGTGGATGGTTGAACAGCGCATTGCTGAAATCAAAAAATCTGGCCGCAAGGTTTGAACCAGACATTTCACCTTACCCTGTCCACGCCTCCGCCTAGCGTTAACGCGATGTGGCGGGCAACTCCACGGGGGAAAACAGCTGTAAATATCCTTTCAAAAGTAGGGCGCACCTGGCA